GGAACCTGTAGCAGCACCACCAGCACTTGTAGTATCTGAACCTGACATAAAGAATATTCCAATTACATCCACTGAAGTTTTTAAGATTCAAAAGGAAGAGACCCCGGCAAGTATTAAGATTGATACAGAGCCGGCTGTTCAATTCTCTGAGATGGTCTCAGTCTTTGATGAACGAAAGTCAAATGTTGGAGAGATGCGGTCAATTGAAAATCCACTAGATAGGCCTGCTACACCAATGCCGGAAGAGGAAGATAAAGATGAACTACTTCACATTGGACACGAGGTTGGTGGATTAGATTCTGCTGATGCGGAGGATTTGGATAACCCCGGTGCTGGAGGAATTGATGATTTTGAAACTCTTGAATAATTGACCATCCATCTGCACACCTAAAGGTGTGCGGGTAAAACTAGCCAGAAAAAAAAGGGAAATCATTAATGATGGATTGGAAATTACAGGCTTTGCTGGCCCTGGCTGGCGGTGTCCTCGTTTTGATTGTTGGCGCGGGCTACAAGAGTTATAAGTTTAATGATCTACCTTCACCCGCAGAAGGTGGAATTACATTCGTAGTAGGAACTGTCTTTACTGCTCTATTAGCCTTTATGGGTGGATTTGATTCCTGGTCGTCTGATTTGCAAGGATTACTCAGTTCTCTTGAGTCTACGGCTACCACAACTGAGAAAGAACCCGTTTCTGAAATTGCTGGTATTGTAAATTCAGTAGGCGATAGTATGCTGTCAATGAAGTCGTGGTTTGGAGATGATTCAAGCGCTTCAGCAAGTGAAGATATGATGGTAGGGACTATGCCATTTTAATTCTGAAATACTAGTAGATGGTTGAGACATACAATCTTAAAAATACAAATACAGGAAAATATAAGTCTATAAAGAATCCAGTTGCTAGAGGCAAGGCGGGTATTTTTTGTAGAACAAGACAAAAGGCTTTTAACAGTCTTAGACTAAAGAACCAGCCACAAAATGTTAAAAATCAGTGGAATAAAGTCAAGGAAGCCGTAAATGAGGACTGCGAAAGAATAATTAAATTTACAAATGGCAATGGTAAGTACACGAATGACTTTAATTTGGGATATGTGCTAGATATACAGAATCATATTCGTCACTTTGATGAGAATCTTAAGGCAATGAATAATACTAGAAAAATGTCTACAAATTCTCAAGGCAATGAAGATCCGCAACCGTTGGCTCGTAGACGCAAACAGAAGACACTGAAGCGCAAGTAAAAAAACTATAATAGGAAATCTGAATCCTATCACAGTTTTTAGATGATTAAGGGAGGCGACTAAGTGTAAAGGTGCGCAATACTAGGGTCAGTTTCCGGCTTCTTCTTGAGGAAAACCTCAATATGGTCCTTAGTTACTGTGAACGGCAATTTGAAGTTCTTGATGGAGAAAGGAACCGCCTTCTCATCATTGTAGAATCGCAGAAGATTAATCTTGCTGACAATCGTCTGAATAGCACGCTTCATTTCACGCACACCGGGTTCACCTCCAGTATGATTCTCAATCACATACTTTATAATCTCATTTGAGATAGAAACCTTCTCAAAGAGATTGAGATCCTTTAGAGCAGTCGGCAGGAGATACTGCTCAGCAATTACAGTCTTCTCCTTCATATTAAATCCACTGACTGGAATGTTATACATACGGTCCTTGAGAATAGGATTCAACTTATTATGATCATTGTGACTGAAGATGAAGAGACAGCGACTCAAATCAAGATCAATGCCGGTGAAATACTTATCTTGGAATCGGTCATTCTGTGCTCCGTCCGTCAAGTGAATCAGCAGATTAATGATTTCCTCTCCCTTAGGTGTATCAGAAACCTTGTCCAACTCATCAAAGTAGATAACCGGATTCATGCACTGGCTCTGAATGAGAACCTCAGCAATGCGTCCCCATGTAGATCCTTCATATGTGTATGAATGACCATCCAAGAAAGAAGCATCGGTTGCGCCACCCAGAGTAATGAAGTGGAAAGGGCGACCCAATGCCTTCGCAATACCCTCCTTAACTAGAGTTGTCTTACCCACACCAGCAGGACCGTGAATACTTAGCACATTTCCCGCAGCCTTAGGATTTGCTAGCCACGCGGATACAAACTGAAGAATCTGAAGCTTAGCTTCATCCTGTCCATAAACCGCAGAATTCATACACTTCTGAATCTCCTGTACGAAAGCAGAACACTTCTCGGGACCATCCTCCATTGAAACGGGGAGAGACTTGTAGACGCCAAGAGGCATGCGGATAAAACCATTAATCCAGTGATTGCACTTATAATACTCGGTGGAAGAAGGGTCAATGTTGGTCATAGCAGTAAACTTAGACATCGCCGCACCCTGAATTTCAGGTGTAGTTGCCTTTTCTAGAATCTGAAACTTTAGTGGAACTGCCTGTTCAGTCTTTACTAGACGAGATTCCATCTTGGCTAGAAGAATTGCCTGCTTGTCTCCAGCAAGAGTCTTGAAATATGTAATATCGTTATCAATGTGCTCCTCTTCGCCTTCATTCTGTTTCTGTAGAATTTCTACGAAACGGCGAACCTGCGGGGATTCCTTCTTCATCTTATACTTCTTCGGCTCATGCGGATCATCCGATTCTTCGCCAAGTACTAGCCAGTCAATTGTGGCCTTAGCATGCTTCTCGTCCATTGTATCATCTTCATCTTCTTCTTCATCTTCTTCTTCATCTTCTTCTTCATCTTCCATATCTACATCCTCTTCCTCCTCTTCATCCTCTTCCTCTTCCTCTTCGTCTTCCTCCTCTTCAGATTCCACAACCTTCTTGGACTTCTTTGCTGCGGGCTTCTTACTCTTCTTGACCTTATCCTTGGGAGAACGCTGCTTCAGTTCCTTGACCTTCTTTTCCTTTAAGCCCTTTTCCTCGGACCTGATACCCCTCTTTGCGCGCTTATTCTTGCGAACACGCTTTGCTACTGCGGATTCGCTAGTATCCTCACTGGGAGAATAATCTGAATCATCCTCCTCATATTCAATGAGATTGCGGATATTTCCCCGGCTATCTACACTGCTGTCATCATCTGCTGACGCAGCCTTCTTAGGCTTCTTGGAATTGATTTTCTTAAAGGGCATCTTTCTATTGCTTGGATTTGCTTTTATCCAGGTGGCTGCCGCACCGTCAAATTTTTAGAATTTCTCCAATTGTCTTCATATTACGTCATAAAATGACAAAAAATGAATTAATTGTGATATTAAGCTTCTTATACTCTTTTTATTCTTTATTGCTTGCGCGTCTGCTGGCGTCTCTTTGTGAGGCCCTTGAGCGTCTTTCCACCCTTGCGGAGGACAGAGCCGACCAACTTTGTGCCAGCGCCGAGGAGGCCCGTGACCATGTGCACGCCATTGCCGACCTTCTTGAGGCCGTAGACACCCACATTGCGGATCTTGCCAACCGTCTTACCCGTGACACGGAGGACATTGCGGGTGCCGGGGAGACGCATGGTCTTACCGCGAGCACCACCACGCTGGCGGCGGCGTGTCTTGGCAGGCGCATTAAGGCTCTTGGCAACCTCCACCGGCTGAAGCGCAGGTGGGGAATTCTTGTTGGCATTGGCATTGGCATTGGCACCGGAATTCTTGTTGGCATTGGCATTAGCACCGGAATTCTTGTTGGCATTGGCACCGGCATTCTTGACATTGGCGGAAGCATTGGCCGCCTTTCCACCAAAAAGACTTGTTAATCCACCTAACAAACCTCCCTTAGCATTAGGAGCAGGAGCAGGAGCAGGAGCAACAGAAGTATTAGGAGCGGACATTTCTACTATTTAGATTGATATTATTTCTAAAGACCAAGACAATCCATCAGAGCAAAGCGGGATTTGAACGAAAGTCCGGGAAGAACAGCTGGTTCCTTCGCTGTCAAACTCTTAAGTTCTGCCATAACAGGCTTTATCTCTTCAAACGCATTCAAAGATTTATGAGCCACACCCATGATATTGGTCAAACAATCTGCCAGCTCCTCAACAAGCAGCTTCTGCTCGGAATCCAGGGAATTTGTAATTAGAGACCGAGCAACAGCCAATGTAGTATCTAGCAGTTCTTGTTCCGTAATTAGGCCCTTTGAAGCAATCTGCGCGATGAAGAGACTGTAACCGCGACGATGAGTCTTTCTCTTGCTAGCATCCAGAAACTTACCGTACTCAGCCGATGTCTGGTCTTCCTGTCCCTTAGCATCCGTGAAGACATCCAGGTAGCTTGTAAACAACTTCTGCATTTCTCCCTTGAGGAATGGAAATTCGGGAGTTAGATCTGCTAGAAGTTGAGCATAGAGTGCTACAAAGGTGTCTTCCTCAGCTGCCTTAGAAAAGATAAGAGACATAAACTGCTCTAGGAATACCTTCTCCTCGGAATCCATATTTTGCCGGAGAAAGTTCAAGATCTTCTTATAGTTCTGTGCTGAGAACTTATTAATTTTAGCACGAATATGACCAAGAAGACGGTCTTCCAGTTCATTCGCAGTTGAAGCATCCTTCTTGAACTTGCTCTTGAACTTAACATATCCACTGGTTACGGGAGAAGGCGGTACATCTTCCGTCTCTTCAGAATCAAGATGCTTAAAACGATTCGCAACCGGAACAGGCTGGGGCACAGGAGTCACTGTAGATGGTGCTACATGCGTTATTACATGTACTACAGGTGCTACAGGAGCATTAGCAGCAACAAATGCGGCCGCGGTAAACTTAGGACGACCCGTAGACCAAGCAGAAGTCTGAGGAGAAGTTTGCTGAGCCTGGTTTCCACGCCAAAATCCCGTATCATTACGTCCTCCATTATTACCACCCCGACGTCCAAAGGCATTTGTTCCATTATTTACAGGTGCGCGTCCGTGCGATGAGGGAAATGACTCCGTCCACCCATCGGCAGGCACCTTCCTTACAATTCCATTTGACCTAAACGACTCTACACGCGAACGGATTTGTGCAATCCGACTGCGTATATCCTCCGGACAAACGAGTCCAGGTTTACTCCGGATTGAGAGGACTTGAAGGAGGGCTTCGGGAATTTCATTTCCACTCATGCTCATAGTAGTAATTACAGACATTTTTTTATATCCGTTTTTTCCGGATTCTGTTCCATGATTTGAGGACATTGCTAATGTGGACATTTTCACTGCGTTGCGTATATTTAGCAGCTGTATTTCAAATTTTTTAGTAGCCTAAGACTATATTGTGCGATGGCTAAAGCCATCACAATTAGACACGCGGAAAAAGCCCGCAATACATAACACAGAAAGAAGCAGAGAATGCTCCTTGGCAAATATGTAGAAGCCGACATTAATTTCAAGGAACTAGCCGCTGATATTTCTCCGAAAACTCAATGGGGTACGACCAAACTAATAGATTATTTCAAAGGCGCAACAGAAGATGTAAATCTTCTTGAAAAACGCCGAAATGTTATTCTTAAACTCCGCCAGCATTTTCGCAAGACGCCTGAAGATAAATCTCGTGCTCTTAAACTTCTAGAAAGAGCTGCGGCTGTAGAGAAAGCCCTTGAAGAAAAGGTGGAAATAGAGGATGAACGTCTCAAAGAGTATTATGCTCAGATTCTATGGGAAAAAGATTCATTTGCCTCCTTTCTTAACGAAAGTCCTATGTGGCTAGAGGCTGCTAATCTATGGAAAGTCTGGTTGCTTCCAGCAGTTAGTATCTTAATCCCCCTTATAATTGTCGTTCTTCCATATGTTATCATCCGTATGACAACTCATGCGGATTTAAGTGTGCCGGAATACTGGGAACTCTTACAGCATATTTTGAAACAACAGGGAGGTCAAGGAAATATGATATCTGGTATGCTAGTTCCACCATGGGTATCTACAGGAGGAACAATCAGTCAAGTTGCTCAACGATGGTTACAATGGGGGCTCTCCATCTTTATGTTCGGCTCTAGCATCTGGCAACAAGTCACACTTTCCCAGCATCTTCATACAATCACACAGGATATGCGGAAAAGGGGCGGTCATATATGGGAACTCCAAAGTATTTGGAAAGAGTTATCCGGAATGGTTGGAACAGTTATAGAAAAATATATGGATCTGCCGGATAACGAGGATTTACCAGAAGATGAAAACACACTTGGTATTTTTGGTTATACATGGAATAAGCCCCATGTACTATTGGGCTTAACAAAAAACATAGGCATCTTGGATGTAATGATCACATGTTCTACTCTTCCACGCATTGGGTTTCCCACCTATGTAACAGGCCTGGAGACACGTCTATATTTAGAAAACTTCTATCATCCCCATCTTGGAAAAGAAAAAACAGTTGTAAATACAATTGACCTCTGTGCTGATAAAACAACTCATGCTCTTGTAACTGGTCCTAATCGCGGCGGCAAATCCACCAGTCTCAAAGCCATTCTAGCAAATGTAATTACGGCTCAAAGCCTAGGATTCTGCTTTGCTCGTCGTATGAAAATTACCCCTTTCCATCAGATTCACACTGCTCTATCACCATCGGATACACTCGGTCGGCTATCCCTTTTTGAAGCAGAAATTGAATTTGCAAAGGAAATACTGGAGAACTTAGATCCTGCGAAAGAAAGAGGCAAGGCACTGCTCGTGATGGACGAGATTTTCCATTCAACCAATGCGATAGATGGCGAAGAAGCCAGTCGTATTTTTCTAGATAAAGTGTACACCGCATCTGGGCATGCCTCCCTGATTTCCACGCATTATACTAAATTACCTGAATCTTACGAGAAAGGTAAGCAGTGTCAAGCCCTCTGTCTACAAGCATCCCCTCATCGTGAAAATCCAGACCAACTCAATTATACGTATAAAATGCGGAAGGGAATTAACTCCTTGAGCAGTGTTCGTGAAATCCTGAAAGAACGCGGTCTTTTATCCGATAAAACTTATCCCTCCTAAAAAAGAATGACCGGTGGTACTCAAGATTTGCTGCTGCTGACGGCAAGCTTTCTTTTAATTTTGGGAGGAGTTGCGTATTGGCTCTATTCAAACATTGAGGCCCAGCAGAGAAAGCTCGGTGTTCTGGAAAATGTTCTGTATGAACTCCGTTTTGCTATCCAAGAACGCAAGGTAACAGATGAAGATGCGCATAAGGTTCATTTGCGCGATTCACCCCCTGAAATTGATATGGCAGACTATCATCAGACGGAAACGGAAGAGGGTGAACAAAAGGAAACAGAGGCTGAGACAGAGAAGACAATTGGAATCCAGCGCTATGTTGAGCCGCCTGAATCAGTTGTGGGAGAGGTTGAGCACACTATGAGGGATTTTGATATGGAACTCCCTTCAGCCGCCGATGATGAAGAGGACAATCTCCGCCCTGGAGGTGTTTTGGACTTAAATGAAGACGAAATTCTCAATGGATGGAACAAGGCTAAGCCAACAGAGGAATCACAGTTTAAGAAGTTGTTCGTGGGTAATGTGGGTGAAGCCCCCGCTGCTGGTTCTCTATTGGAAAGTATGCCTACTAAGCAGCTGCGCGAACTGGCTACTGAGAGAGGCTTACGTGTAACGAAGTCAATGAAGAAGTCTGAACTGCTGGAAGTTCTACGCTCTTCAGCTTCTTCCGCCACACAAAATGTTGTTCGTAGGTTAGAGGAAGCCGAATGAGTTGTTTTACTACAAGTTATCCCCGAGTAAAAGGCGCACCCGCCAGAATGGCCGATGGTCGTTCTTACACTGACTACCGCCCTCGTTGCGAATCGTATCCCGTAAAAGCCGCTGGAGTCTGGGGTCAGCATGATGCTCGGCAGCGAACTATTGCGGACGCAGAATCATTCATGCGCGGTGCTAATCAAATCCTAAATACGAAGATGGGTGCGAATAAATGCGTAGATACTATGGTCCCTGAACTATATAAGCGTGTTTGTACATATGATGGATGCCACACGGTTGAAGGACACTATGCTGGAATTGGCACGGGTCGCATTTTCCGGCCTTCATTGGCTTCTGAGGCATCAGATTCACAGGCTCTAGCATATGGAAATACTGCGCCTCTTCCCCACACGTTTCCCATTATCGCATCACAGGAGATTAATTCCTGCGCGGCGGGCGATCCTGAAATGTTCTGGCAGCCGCTGGCTCCTAAGGCTGTTAGTATTGCGCGCGCGTATCCGTATTCTGGACCGCGCGGCACACCTGGTGGAGATTTATAAGTAATAAAATACTAGCCTTTGCTAGAGACAATGAATGCAAACGTTTCAGTTGAGAATGGCAAAATAGTTGTCAACGGAAATATAGGCGGCGCAGCAACAATTAAATGGAGAGCCGCCGCACCCGCAACACGCGGTCACAGTTTTAGTGGTTCAGGTTTTCCCCATCCGAATCAAGAGCAGGCCTATGATGTTCGCAGTAAAAGTGGTAGCATCACAACACAACTGGGTGACTATCGTATAGTATTAGATGAACCACCGGGAGCATATTATTCAGGACTCGGAAGTATCTATGTTCCGCCTCATGTAGAGATTGAAGTTGTAAATGCTTCTGGAAATGTGACAAAATCAAATATTTTGATGAATCAATATACAATTCCTCATCGGTGGATTTCAGGCGCACCACCAGGTCATGCTGTCGGTGAAGGAACAATTAATGATGAGGGTCGTGCTATGTTTCATAGATGGAATCCGGATAATGGAGTACGATCTCAGGAAGCAATTCTACGGTCAAGAGGATATCCGTAGATGATCTGGCTTTTTTTGTTTTCTAAATAATTTGATGTGACATCAAGTTATTCAGAAAAATTTGGATTTGTAATAATTTCTACTAACACTGGTGCTATATGTGTTAGGATAAAACAATGTTATATTGTATCACAAATATCACAAACGATTACTAATTATGAATTAGTTGTGGTCTAACCCATGCGCGGGAAGCCGACCATGTTGGCGCCGAGACCGAAGCCCGCACCGGCCCGAGCTGAGCCACCGACTGAAGGAGCAAGGGTGTCCAGGATGCCGAAAACAACCGCCGCGACGACGGCGACAGAGAGAACCTCCTCATAGTCAGGAGACTTCTTCTTCATTACAAGAACCATCGCAACTGCGACGGCGAGGCCCTCAAGGAGGTACTTAGTTACACGCTGGATTACATCAGCCACAGAGAAACCGTCCATTTGCTATATCCTGGTCTGACATTTTTTTTCGGCGGCTGCGTTCCGGTTTTAAAGATTGTTTGTCTAGTCTATCCAGGATGAGTGACAGTGAGCAAACATGGCTAGAGCAGGACAAGGAGATTCCGGGACAGAAGTATGTGTGCCTCAGTTTTTTGTCTCCAGAGAAGGTGTTGGCGAATAAGGAGGTTTTCTTCTACAGCCGGTTTTTGGAAAATTATGAAGTAGAGTACAAAGTTTCAGCATCAGAGAAGTTTCTGATGGAGCAGGTCCTGCAGGTGACTAAGGCGATTGCCAAGGTGGAGGATTTAGTGGCAAATGCTGGGCTAGATGTACCCACCGATGTCAGTGGCGCTGTGGCTGATGCTAAGCCTGATGTCAAGAAGTGGAAAGATGATTCTCTCAAGACGATGCAGGATGTTCGTGCTTCTTTATCCAAAGATGCGGCGGATGATCTTGCTCAGTATGTGAAGAAGAACATGCGCGATTTCAAGGAAACGAAGATCCAGGAGGCGTATGAGAACTTTATGTTCAAGAATCGGAAGAAGTTAGAGGAGGAGTTCTTCACCAAGAACGAGTTCCGTACCAGTATCCGTGGCCTCAAGGTGCGTGGTGTATACGATACGGCGGCGGAGGCGGGTGCGCGGGCCAAGACGCTCCAGAAGCTGGACCCGTTCTTCAACGTCTATGTGGGTCAGATGGGCTTCTGGCTACCGTGGGATCCTGAGCCGGCTGATGTTGCCGATCAGGAGTATGCTGAGGACCAGTTGAACACGCTCATGAAGAACTATAAGCAGAATGAGTCACAAAAGGAGGCTCTGTATGAGGAGCAGAAGCGTGAACGCATGGCTGGCAATAAGGTGGCGGTTCCCAAGTTCGGACCGGGCTCAAAGGAGGAGAATGCCTTGCCAACGGATATGTTCGGTGGCGGTGGTGAAGCCGATTTGGCGATTGCTCGTAAGAAGGAGTTGGCTGCGGCGAAGGTTACACTGAATGTGTAGTAATTATTACTAAAGTAAAAATTTGAAGCCCTTTTCTACAAGAAATTGACTTCAAAATGTCCTACCGTACTCTGTATCTTTTCACGGAGAATCCCCAGCAGCGTCTTGTTCTTGAGCAGGTTGTTAATGCCTATCGGCCGACGGATTCAGGCGTGAATCTGCCACTGCTTTATGCAGAAATTCCGCCTACGAAGGGCAAGGCGTTCAAGTTGAGCAGCCAGATTTATGGTGCTGTCAAGTCAGCAACGAGCGGTGCTAGCCCTTTCCTCATCCTCCCCCGTTCGTCAACAGGTTCTAAGACGCCTCTCCGTCTAGCTAACTCAGTAGGCCTCATTGACGAGGGATATCGCGGTGAACTGCTGGTATGCGTAGATAATCACAGCGACTTTGACTTTGTTCTGCCGGAGGGTGGCCTCTTCTTTCAGCTTTGTTCGCAGGACTATGTTCCCTTTGTAAAGGTGGTTCTTGTTGATTCACTGAATGATCTACCGCCGCCGCGGGATAATCGGGGTGCGGGTGGATTTGGCTCAACTACTTCGTAAAGAGTAGAATGCTGAGGGACTTTGCCGTAAAAGCAATCACACCAATAACTATTCTGCTGGAAGCATATCGTGTATTTAATGGAACTCTGCTTGTTATTTTTGTTCCTGGTGTCTGCGGCGATAGAGCCTGTCTTCCCCAGCAGAATTTTATGAATGGAAGCACACTTTATAAAGTGAATTGTGGAGTGAATCTTACAGCATTAGTTATCTTTATAGTACTTTACGCAATAGAAATTCAGCGTGAATATAAACTTTCCACATATCTTCGTATGAATCCTGAAAAGCCTTCAGATACCATAACAACAAAAGCAGCATTTGAAAGTCTTGATGATGAAAAGAAAAATAAAATTCAGTCATTTGATAAACTTTACCAACGAGCAGTTATCGCAACTATTTTTATTTTTGCTGTAAATACAATTCTAAGCGGCTACGTTATTGGCACGGAATATGCCAATGATAAGGGCCCAATCTTATTTGCTACAGGAACTGTCTTGATAGCAAGTAAAATCTACAATATCGTGTCAATTAGTTTTTCCGAAGGATACACATCAGCCTATTTACATACACGCAGCCAATTCAATGATGCTAAGCCAACTAAAACTTCCGCACCTGAATCAATGCCGACTTAGCCTTCTTGCCGCCTACACCGAAACGTCCATCAAAGTCCTCTGCTTGATCCTCATCGTTCTTAGAATTGGCCGCAGAATGTGCCCAAATCTCCGGTGACCCAATCTTAAAATCCGAATGTGGCGGTGCCTTGTACCAGTAAACCTGGTCCACCAGTTTATTGCTCTTTGCGTTGTTATCAATCACCAAACATTCATAATTCTCAGTACATTGGTCCATTACCTGGCAGAAAGACTCAAAATCCGGGAACATTCCAGCATATTGCTCATAAAGACGCTTTCTGTTGGAAACAATGGTCTCACGCAGAATGAATACAAAATCCACGTTGGTACGCAAGGCAGGCGGAACACCGAGCGCATACTGCATTGTGATAATAAACAGGGCGTGAACGTGACGACCGTTCATGAACAAATAACGAATATTCTTATCACGAGTCCATGAAGCATCAAACAAGCAGTCGTCCAAAATTAAAAATGTCCGCGGGTCCACACTTGTTGTACCACGCGCCTCAATATCCTTGGAGATCTTATTTGCTAGAAGCTTCTGTCTCTTTAGCATATTAGCGATGATTAACGGGGAATACTCTTCGTGGATGAACAGTGAAGGAATAACTTTACTATAAAACTGATTAGCGCCTTCTGTACCTGAGATTACCGTCCCCACTGGAACATCCTGGTTGTGCCAGAGCAAATCTTTTACAAGATACGATTTACCGGTTTCACGTTTTCCAATCATCACAACCACGTGCCGAGCCTTGATACGCGACATGTCAAACTTCTTCAAACGAAGATTCAGCAATTTATTATTACCTGTTGGTGGTGCTTGTGGTGTACTCATTCTTTTGGTGATGAATATTATTTCTGTAGGAAGCGGACCGCAGGTAAAATGTATCAATTTTTTTGACGCAGGGGCTGCGGTTTTGTAGCAAAGCCCTTTCCTCTGAAAAAAGTAATGGGTAAGCATAACAAACAAAAGGCAATTCACAAGGCCAATAAATTAACAAAATCATTCTGCGATGAACCTAAATCAAGTCCGGGGCTTGAAATTTTATATACATCTAAACCTATTCCGCAAAAAGTCATTGAATATTTGGACCCCCATTTTATAAAAGCTCAAACGTATTTTTCATCCTTAGAAAAAATCTTTACAAATCTAACCCCGGGTAAATCGGAGGGATTTCTGCTCAATACTGCTGAGTGGATTCAAGACATTTCGGGTTTCACAGATCCTTATCGTTTTCAGGGAATGGTGGGTCCTATTGATACTCTAGCCCTAAGACCTGTAAATCTTTTCATGAAGCGTGCTCATATCCTAAATCCTATCTCGTATATGAGTGGCGAATATGTCTTACCGAATGATGGTGCTCTTCCTTCTTATTTGGCAGCCTGGCAACATACTCTAGCAAAGATAAATGACCCTAACAATGAAGCCTATCTAGATTCGCTTTTCGCAGTCTGTGCTAGTCATCTAGTTGAACAGAAATTATCACCCCACTGGGTCCGCTGCTATGGAAACTTCTGTGGGCGTCTTGACCGCTATACATTTAATTTGTCAGAGGACTACGAGGATATCAAGCATGAGTCATGGTTCGCCGAGAATCTAGCAGCTGGTCTCTTTGAACTCCGCATCATTGATGAAATGGGTGAAGCATCTTCCTTTAGGCCCCAGGATTACGAGCGGCGTCCTCGGAGATCAATTGTAAGTGACACATCTGTTGATTTTAACGATGTTGCTTCATGCGAAGATTTGGATGCGGATACGACCGATAGAGGACAGCGCAATAGTGTTGATACAGAAGTTACAACAAAGTCTGAAGAAGAAATTGGCGATGAGATTGAGCTACTGGAAAGCGATGAGGCTCCGATACCAGTTAGTGTTCCTCGGCTCAATCTCAGACAGGTTCCTACGTCTCTGCCCCCTGATACAGAAGAGGATGACGGGAATGCGGCGGATGATGAGGAAAGTCACACATTTAGCGAATCATCATGTGGCCCCCCTATTATCGCAATCTTCAAGAACTTTCCCGTCATGGCAACTGTGCTAGAATGCTGTGATGGAACAATGGATGTTCTCTTAGATGAAGAGGATGAGGATTTGGAAGATACAAAGGAGCAACGATGGACGGCATGGTTATTCCAAGTTATTGCGGCTCTAGCAGTCGCGCAAAAGGAGTATCATTTTGTTCATAATGATTTACATACGAATAATATTATGTGGTCATGGACTTCAGAGCCGACTTTATACTATGAGTTAAAGGATGCGCTAGGTGGCCCTCGTATTTATGCTGTTCCCACATTTGGTCGTATTTTCAAAATTATTGATTTTAATCGTGCCGCATTTCATCTTGGTAAGCGGGGTGGATTCTTCATTAGTGACGCATTTGAGGAGGAAGGTGACGCAGCGGGTCAGTACAATTGCCCCCCTTATTTTAATCAGAAACATAATCGTGTAGATCCTAATCCTTCGTTTGATCTTGTGCGTCTAGCATGTTCATTAATGGATTCACTCTTTGAGGATAATCCCGATGAAGCAAAACCTGCTCGTGTTCTAACAGAAGAACCTGGCTTAAAAGTCATGGAAACTAAGTCACCGCTATTTAACATGCTTTGGATGTGGCTCCAGCAGAAGGATGGTTATAATGTCTTAAAGAATGCGAATGGAACTGAGCGTTTTCCTGGTTTTGATTTATACAAAATTATTGGTCACAACTGCACAAATGCTATTCCCTGCGAACAAATTACCAAGCCTATCTTTGATACAAAGTTTAGGATTAATAAGAAAGATTTGCCGGCGGAGGCG